GGAACTGTTGATTGTATTGCTGAATATGATGGCGAGTTAGCGATAATAGATTTTAAGACATCTAAGAAACCTAAACCACGGAATTGGATAGAACACTATTTTGTTCAGTGCATGGCATATGGTTGTATGCTATATGAGATGAAGGGGATATCGATTAAAAAACTGGTAATTATTATGGCCTGCGAAAATGGCGAGTGTGTAATTTATGAAGAACGAGACAAAGCGAAGTATATCAAACTTCTCGGAAAATACATTGACAAATTTGTTAACGATAAACTGGAGCTCTATGGAACCCAATAAAGAATTAGAAAAGGCGATAGAGAGCAAGTTTCTCACTCCAATAAAATTTTCTATGGAAATTGAAAAAATTGTAGCAGAGGAGGGATTTAATTATATCGATGCTATATGTTACTATTGCGAATCTAATAATATTGAGGTAGAATCAGTATCGAAATTGATTTCAAAACCTTTAAAGGAACGACTGAAATGGGACGCAACTCGTCTTAATTTTATGAAAGCAACTTCAAAAGCAAAACTTCCAATATAAGATTATGCCTATACGCCAAGCATTTTCAACTCCACTTTATTATGTTAAACCAAAGGAAGATGAATATTATCTAATACAAGAAGAGTTGATGAATGTTCATGAGAATACTGATTATGAACGACCAGATCAATTTCCTAAAAAAGCATCTCATCTTTTAACACCAAATCCTTTTGAAAGTAATGTTATAAAAAAGTATAAATGTGATATTTTTTTAAATTTTTTAAAAAATTCTATAAAGGATTATGTATCTAGTTTGGGATATAGCCACCCTTTAGAGTATATTATTGATGCATCTTGGATTACTAAAACTAATAATGGTTCATTTGCTATAGAACATAATCATGGAGCTACTGATATATCTGGAGTATATTATTTGCAAACAAATGGTAAAGATGGAAATTTATTTTTTAAAGATCCTAATGAAACATTGGTTAGTAATTTAATAATGAATCTTGTAGTCAATCAAAATATTGCACCACTTGAGCAAGGATTACTTTTAATGTGGCCAGGATATGTGGCTCATGGGACTTATCCTAATGAAACTGATGATGAAAGATTGAGTTTATCTTTTAATATTAAGTTTACTCGTAGAGGATTTACTATTAAAGATAATGTAGAAGGTACAAGAGCTTTAGTTGTTAGGGATGATAACTGGAGAGATTTAGTGTGTTTTGAGGATTTATGATGGACGCTTACGAAAGAGAAAAAGAGTACAATTATCGTGCAGTTCAAGAATTAATTGGTCATCTTCCACCAGTAGATGATTTTAAACCGAAAATGGTTAGGATTGCTGGAGCACAAATACCAGTTTCAACAGATCCTGAATTTAATAAAAAGGAAGTATTTAAGGCAATTGATTGGGCAAAAGAAAATGAGGTAGATCATCTTCTAACACCAGAAGGACTGATTTCTGGATATTGCAATAAATGGTATACTAGATTAGATCAAATTAATGCTAATTTAAAGGAAATAGAAGAATACCAGAAAAAATGTGGTGTTGGTCTTCATGTTGGAACTTTATTTGAAGAACCAGAATCTTCTGGTAAGATTCATCGAAACCAAATTAGACATTATTCTCCAGAAGGTTATTTTCTAGGTGTTACAAATAAAACTTGGGTCTTACAGTCTGAGCAATGTATTGGTAGAGATAATATTAGGGATGGTATTTCTGATATACCATTATTCACTGATGGAACTGGTATAGGTCGTGCTGCAGGTATGATATGTAATGATATGTGGGGTTGGGGTGAAGCTCCACATACTCTTAGAGATGATTCTAAGATGAGATTGTATCCTATGGATTTAATATTTCATGCTACAAATGGTAGGAATTTTTTAGAGGATGATACTCAATTTGCACCATTTAATGCTTGGGCAGATGGATTTTTGCGTATGACTGCTTACAAAACTTTAGCACCAATATTAACAGTAGATTCTCCTGTTAAGTGGGATTGGGATGGGAATGAAGATACTCTTGATATGTATCCAACTTCTAGTGAGAGTGGTCTTCTTGATTTTACTGGTTGGAAAACTAGTGTACCAAGATATGGAAGACAATATTTTTATTACGATTTAGATGTTGCACAAAGTACAAAATTTAAATTTGCAAGATTCCTTAAAGATACTGATAAACCTTTTGATCTCTTGGTTACAGATAGAGATGGGAAGAAATTATTTGCAGATGGTATAGCTGTTATTCATCATTAATATGGAAATTTCTGAATTAGATTTATTGCATCATCGTTTACAAGCAATTTTGCGTGATTATAATATGCCTGACCTTGAATATCTTGGTGAGAGAAAAAGTTGGAAGTCTGGTGAAATGGTTCACTGGTATCGTGTAGGTGGTGCAGAAGTGCCTATTGATGCAATTACTGAATTTGAAACTGAGGAGAATGATGACGAAGACTCTTAGAATAGCAGGTGCTCAAATTCCTATTATTGATAAAGATATTCAATATAATAAGAAAGAGATTTTTAAAGCACTTGATTGGGCAAAAGAAAATGATGTTGATTTAATACAGACTCCTGAATGTTCTCTTTCTGGATATGGTGAAAATTGGGAAGACCATATTGATGAGTTATTTGCAGCATTAAAGGAGATTGAAGATTATCAAAAGGAATTGGGAATTGCTTTAAATCTTGGAACTTCTATGCTGAATATGGAGGCGAATGGATATTTAAAGAGGAATCAAATTAGACATTATGATAAGGGAGGATTAATATATGGAGAAACTAATAAAACTTATGTAGTTCCAGCCGATGGTAATGTAGTACCATGTCTTAATCCTTTACAAATTTTTAAACTTGATGAGTTGGTTTGTGTTGGAATGATATGTAATGATATGTGGGGAGCACCTTCGGAACAAGGTAAAGATAATAGACCTATACAATGTTTAAATGAAATTTTAACTGGGAAGAATATTGATATTATATTTCATTCTACTAATGGATATAAGTTTGCTGAATTTGATTTTAGGAATACTGAAAATTACAATGAAGAACCTTACAAGGTTGGTGAACATGATTATGTTGTTAGAAATACTATGGATAAATGGTGTGAAGCATGGCTACAGATGACTGCTTTTCGATCCGTTTCTACAATTTTAACTGTGGATTGTTGTGTTCATTGGGGTTGGGATGGTAAGGATGAAAGAGTCATTGATAAGTGTAAAACTTCATCTCCTAGTGGTGTTATAAGTCCTTTAGGTGAATGGGTAGCACAAGCTCCTAGATATGGGAGACAATATTTCTATTATGATTTACCTTTTAATACTAAAGAAAAATATTGGGAATTGATTAATAGTAAAGTTAAGGATCTTGATATAAAATATCATAATGAATTGGTGAAGTTATTAAAATGAGATAATGACTAATATTATTAGATTAGCAGGTGCTCAAATTCCTTGTGGTACAAATATACAGATTAATAAAAAAGAAATATTAAAGGCACTTGATTGGGCAAAGGAAAATGATGTTGATTTTTTATTGACTCCTGAAGGATCTTTATCTGGATATGAGACTCGTTGGCAAAATAAGATATCAGAATTAAATGATGCTTTAATAGAGGTAGAGGAACATCAAAAGAAATTAGGAGTTGGTTTGCATTTAGGAACTGGATTTCGAGAGGCAGAACCTATTGGATTAGTTTTTAGGAATCAACTTAGACATTATAGTAAAGATGGTAAATTACTTGGTTGTACAAATAAGACTTTAACTTTGGATTCTGAAGGTGTTTTGGCAAGAGATCCTACTAAAGAACAGATAGTTTCTGTTCCTTTAATACCAGATATTCATTCTATGGGAATGGTATGTAATGATATGTGGGGTTCTCATAATAGAGAACAAACTTCAATTATCCCTATGATGAATTATCTGCTAGAATATAGACCAGAAATACAACTTATATTTCATTCAACCAATGGTAGGAAAATGAATAGTGATGAGTTAATGTATGATGTTTATTGGGATTGGCATAATAGTGTTTTGAGATTAAATGCTGCTTATACATTCCCTATTCTTACTGTAGACTCTTGTTCTTCTTGGCAATGGGATGGTGATGAAGAATGGGTTGATAAGTTTCCAACATCAAGTCAAAGTGGATTTATTGATTATAGTGGTTGGAAAACTAATGTTCCAAGATATGGTAGACAATATTTCTATCATGATTATGATGTATCTTCTAGATTTAATGAAAGTGACACCATTTGAAACCTATCAGGCATATTTGGGGATGAAAAGTCATTTCACTAACCCTAAGTATGACTTTATTAAGTACGGTGGTAAATCTCGTGCTACAATAACATCATTCAATAAGAGGAAAGATAAGTATTGGTTTGAGAAGACTTCTAGGAAGTATTCAGATCAAGAAGTAATAGATTTCCTTTTATCAAATTTCGTAAACGCTACTAACCCACAAAATTTATGGATTGGAGAAATTATCAATTCTGGAGAAAGAACATACGCAGAATGGAAAATGAGGCAACAGAGTTTGACGTATATGTTCAAGGAACAATCAGAGAACTTACTTTTAGACAACGACTTAGAGAGAGTATTCAGTTGCTCGAAGGGTCATCCAGTGGTACTAAAAAAGTATCTAGGTGGAGAGATTTCGTTAGAGACACTTTCCATTCTGGAAAAAATCTTCTCTTTCCAGAAAAATTTTGATAAGAAATTATCCGACCCTGTATGGGAAACCGTAAGTATGAAATTAAAAAAGTATTTACCTTTCCTAAATATTAATGTGTTCCAATTTAAAAAAGTTCTACGGGAAATTATCAATGAGTGATTTCTTTAAATCAGAAATTATTAGAGATGAATTAATGGCAATTAATCGTCTTCAAGAAAGCATTTATAAAAATGCATTCTCTTTTGATGAAATGGACCGTGAAGATCAATTGGATCATATTGATGATCTAACAGAATTGTTAGATAAGCAAAGGGTTATGTATACAAGGTTATCCTTGTCTGATGATCCAAATGCTAAGAGAATGAAAGGTGAATTAGAAAAATCAGTTCAATTATTGGGATTCCCAAAAGGAACTGATATATCTGTATTATTCAGTGGTATGACTCAAACTATTGAATCTCTTAAGTCAAAGATTGACTATTAAGAGAAACTTTGTTATAATAAAATCAAATCCAATTTAATCCAATTAAATCCGAGGTAATCTAAATGTCTTTTGCATCTTTAAAGAAGCAATCTAAACTTGGCTCTCTTACCGCTAAACTGGTAAAAGAAGTAGAAAAGATGAACAACAATGGCGGTCAAGGTGATGATCGTCTATGGAAACTAGAAGTAGACAAAGGCGGTAACGGCTATGCTGTTATTCGTTTTCTACCTGCACCAGATGGTGAAGATCTACCATTTGTAAAACTATACTCCCACGCCTTCCAAGGTCCTGGTGGTTGGTACATTGAAAACTCCCTTACTACTTTGGGACAAAAAGATCCAGTATCTGAGTTCAACTCACAACTCTGGAACAATGGAACAGACGCAGGTAAAGATACTGCTCGTAAGCAAAAGCGTAAGCTAACTTACATCAGCAATATCTATGTTGTAAAAGATCCAGCAAATCCTGAAAACGAAGGTAAGACATTCTTATACAAGTATGGTAAG